TGATAGCTCGCGCGCACTTCGCTGTACAGCGCCCGGTCCGGGAAAGATAGCGAATAGCTGGCAATATCGTCGCGGTGCAGCGCAATTTTGGGCAGCTCGATTCCGCTGCCGCTCTTGCCCTGCCCGCGTGTAATCACGATCAGCTTGCCGTCCTTGACAGTAGCCGTTGCGCCGTATTGGCGCGCCATACGGGTGATGAAATGCATATCGGATTCGTTGACCTGATCGGCTCGGGCAATAGCCGTATTCAGCGGGCAGAACGGCTGCAATCCATTATCCCGGGCAATGTCGCCAACAATCGCATCCAGCGTGGTGTTTTCCCACGAGCGGCGCTTTTGTTCCTTGAGCGAGGCAACCATGTCCGCCGGCTTGGCGCGTATCATCATGCTCTGCGGCGGGCCGTTGATTTCGATTTCATCGACCGTGTAGCGGCCAATGAACGACAATTGTCCGTCACCTTCATAGCCCAGGCTGATTGCAAGCGTCGCGCCCTTTTTCGGGAAGGCAACTGCCCCGTCACGGTCATCGATCACGATTTCACAATCGTCCGATTCCAGTCCGGGCTTGTCGGTTGTGCGCAGTGACAGCAACCGGTCACGCAGCAGATCGGTGATGTCCTGATTATCGGCGATGACCTTAAAATCCGGTTTCAATCGTCAGCTCCACAACTGAATTTGCTTTTTGGTTTGCACCGGCAAATCCGGCAAGCGGATAATCACGCCGGATGCAAACGGTTGCGGTGTTTTGGCCAAACCGGGATTCGCATGGATAACCGCTTCCACAGTGCCGTTCAGGTTGCCGTAATAGCGGTAGCACAGCGTATCCAACCGGTCGCCGTCAGATGTTCTGATAATCTTCGCCATAGCGCTGGAATTCCAAGGTGAATTGCTGCTTGCGCGGCATGCCGTCGGTAAACAAGCCGCTTTGTTCTTCCTCGATGCGCGCCAGATACCAGCGGCCGAAGTTTTCCCCGTATCCGCTGGTGAGATTGACCGGCAGCATGTCGTAACCGATCCGGCGCAGCCGGTCGAGCTGGCCGCTGCCCGATTTCCGGGTGAAGATCGCGCCGCTCAAGGTGATGGTTTCACCTCCTTTCGATACCGCCTGCAAGGCGTTGGTGCGTGTCAACCGATCCTGCGTTGCGACGTTATAGTGAGTCTGGCGCCGCAGTGTGTCGAATCCGGCCGTCGACAAGTTGAAGTAGAATCCCTCCCCTCTTGCGGTTGTCAGCACCAGCAGATGCGCATGCGATGCACCGGCACCAGGCAGACCGGCACCAAAACCATTCAGTAAATCTCCCGGTTGCGATGCCGTGAGTTCTATTCCGGTCAGCGGGTTTTGCAAGTCCGGATTGAATGCCACGTTAAACGCCCGCTGCACGCTATCGAAAATCCCGCCGGTTGTCAGCACGGCATTATTGACCGATACCCCGACACCATTGATGACACTCGCCGGATCGCCGCCGGAGATGCCGGTGACGCCGAGTAAAATGCGGTTGCCCAGCGTGCGCGCCAGTGAAATGGTATTGCCGATACTGCTTAAACCGCGCGCGGCTGCGGCCGCTTCAATCCCCAGCACGCCGCTGGACAGCAAACTATTTGCTTGCGTGAGCGCCTGCCCTGCCGCCTGCATGTTGACGGTACCGGCGTTTTCAACGCGGCTTAACGAGTCGGCCAGCAGAATCAGATTCTGCGCTGCTGTACTGCCCGCAGTGGCGCCGCGCGTAATTATGCCCTGCATGCGCCGGGTTTGTTCGCAGGCTACACTGCAACGGCTTGCTGCTGTGTCGATCAGATCATTGAACATGCGGGAATCCTAGCGATCTATTGCGCGTATGCAGCATCGAACATCGCACCGTTTGCGCTTCGCGCTTGCTTTTGTTCAAACATGCGCTCCAAATGCCGCATAATCTCGTTAGCCATCTGATTCGGGTCTTTAACATCGCCTTGCACGGTCACCTGAATCGACGGCGAAAAGGTGTTATTTTGCATTGCTGGTGCGGTTGTAGGTTCTGAAGCAGTTTTTCCTTCGGGAAGAATGCTCTTGTCGCCCGATTCGGAAAAAATTTTATTTGCTAAAAAATCAGTCCCTAACCCACCAAGCACACCACCAATAGTGGCAAGCACCGCGGAGCCGATTGGGCCCGCAGCCAAGCCGGTCATAGCACCAATCTTGGCACCCGCGATACTACCGCCGATTCCTCCGATACCTGATAAAACCGATTTAAATCCTGTGGAACCTGCTGCTGCACCCGGCAAGTTGATTTTCCCGCCGATACCGCCGGGAATCTTTCCGCCACCAACCAACGTAAGCAAACCCTGCAGAATTTTGAGGCCACCCCATAACAACTTGACAACGCCAACCACGGCACCTATCGCCGCAAATGCCGCAGCCGCAAAGGTCATGGCTTGCACGGCTTGTGGTGATTCCTTGGCGAGCGCTTCGATCGCGCCGCCAATGCGTATGATTTGATCGGCAAACCAATCGGTAACCGGCGATAGCGCATCACCCACACGGATCATTACCCGGTTGAATGCGTTGCCCGCTTCGCTCCACTTCCGCGCCGATGCCGCGCGGCGGTCTGCTAAATCCTCTTCGATCTTGGCTTCGCCGTCAGCCGCCTGGATGAGGCTCAGATTGCTTTCGTGCAGTTTCTGGTTCTGCAGCACCGCCAAAGCGGCTTGCTTCGCCTGACGGTCGGAGATGAATTCCGACAAACCGGCCATTTCAAGATAACCATCGAGCATTTTTTGCGCGGCGGCAGGGTCTTGCGCATCGGCGATTTGCTTTTGCAGATCGGCCATCTTCGCCGCTTTAGCCGGATCGGATTGGCTCGACATTTTTTGAACCAGTTTCAAAAATGCGGTAACCGGATCGAGCCCTTGCGAAATCGCCAGTTCCATCGAGTTTTGCAGGCTGAAGCCTTTTTTCTCGAACTTGGATTTAGTATCTTCGGATGTGATTTTGCTGAACAAATTGGCCAGGTTATTCGCCGCTTCATCCGTGCTGCCTGCCGCTTTCATTTGCGTTTGCAACATATTGGCCAGCTCCGCCGTGCCACGCTCACCCGAGAAACCGAACATCGTCATTTGCGGCATCAGGCTGGCGAAGTGCTTGGCCATGTCTTTCGACTCAAAGCTGCCCAGGTCACCGGCCACAGCCACTTTACCGAGTGATTTTTCCATCAACGCAGGATCCGAAATGCCCGCTTGCCGCAATGCCAGGATCATCTTCGCAACATCTTCGGATTGGGCATTTTGGCTGATACTGAATCGCGCCATCGTTTTGGCCATGCTGGCGGCTTCTTCCACCGCCATGCCACCGGCAACGAGCGTATTGACCGCTTGCGCCAGTTCGCTGTGATTCATGCCGCTATCCTGCGCATCTTTCAGAATGCCTTCGGATAACGCCTGTTCTTTCACCGTGCGGGCAATGCCGCCTTTGATGGCAATATCGCGCACGATCGATTCGAAATTCGCCGAAGCCAGCGCGGGAACCACGGTTGCCGCAACGACACCGGCGACGGCTTGGCCCGAGCGCTTGATATTCTGCATCGCGTCGCCGATTTTTGCATTTCCGGCGTCCACCAGCTCCAAGCCTTTGACCGTTTTGCCCAACTGAGCGTATTCATGCTGCAAATCTTTGACGTTGATCCCGTGCTTTCTCAGGTTTTCAATGCTCTTGTCGTGCTTTTCCTTGATCTTGGCGAACGCATCGGTACCGGCAGCCTTGTTCAATTCCTCGCGCAGGCGGATCGTATCGCCGATCATCGACTTAAAGCCGCGCGCCGATTCGGCTTGTTTCTTGAAATAGCCGATCTTCGACGTGGCGGAACCGATTGCGCTGTTGAAGCTCGCCGCAACGGCACCGCCGATGATCATCCCTAAGCTGATATTGTTACCGAAGGCCATATTCAATCAATCCGTAAAATAGTTTCAACAGCGTTTCAACCACTCGATAAATTCGGGAAGTTCCAATTCATCGATTTCCGACGGCTGGAAATGATATGTTCGAGCGATCATTGCCATGCCGTCCCATAGTTCTTGCTGGCTAGGTATTTTCTGAATCGTGAGGGTCCGTAGATAAGCGTTGAAATGCGCGCTGAAGTTTGCGGTAGTCCGCAAAATCCAGTTCCTCCAAATCATTGGGTGCGCAATCGGTTAATCTGCAGAGCAAAATAAATTCAAACTCCGCGTTGTCTCCTTTCGATAATTTCCAGGCTATACGCTGATCCTTGGTCGACATACGGCGCATGACCAATTGATCTGTCGTAACGCCGTTGATTTTGATTGGGAAGCTCAGTTTGATGATTTCATTCAGGCTAGCTTGATTCAAGCTTGTTTGGTTTTCTTTATCACTCATATTTCCCTCTCTTTACATGCCAATCGCTGCACGTTCTTCAGCGGCTTCGTCTTTGCCGTTGATCACGCGAATGTTATTCAGATAATCCAGTTCATAAATCACCTGCCCGCTGACTTCCAGCTTGTAATAGCAGGGCGCAATGCTGTACTTGGTTTCGGCTTTCTCTCCCGGCTTCCAATCGCCCATGTCGATTTCTTCCAGCATGCCGCGGAAGGTAGCGATTACCGGTACCACTGCGCCTTTCTGATCCTTGAAAGCGCCACGGAAATTGCCGTTGAATGCGGTATCGTCAGCGATCCCGAAGAAAACGAGCGCATCGGTTGGCATGCCGGATAGCGCGAAATTCGCTTCCATCATTTCCATTCCCATGCCCATTTTGACCGGACCATCCATGCCGCCGGCGCGATTCTCATCGGTTTTGCGTTTCAGTTTCGGCAGCGTGAGCGAGGTAACTTGTCCGGCGAATCCTTTACCGTCGACGAACAGATTCATGTTTACGAGTGTTTGTGGAATCATTTGCTACTCCTCTTCAATAATGTCGATGCCATCGGGTGTCAGCTTCAGGTTGCCGTCGCACCGAACCAATAAACCGCGCGCGAACAGATAATTCAGATCGAAATCGTAATCATCTGGAACATGGCCGCTCAGATCGGCCAATGGCAAACCAAACCCATTCGGATGTGCGCGCATTTCGCGATAAACCACTTGCAAGATGCGGCGGCGGGTATCGTTTATTTTCATGACGGAATCCTTATGTATTGGTATCCAGCACTTCAGTGATCCATTGATTGGTCACTTCAACGCGGAATTGCGGGTTTTCGGCTGGCGGCACGTCGGTGAAACGGATATTCCAGTACACCTTGCCCTGTTCAAGCTGGCTGGCGGTGTTCAGTTCCGGATCCGGGTACACCTCGAAATTGATGATCGCGCCCAGCGCTTTCAGGTCGCGCATGAAGGCTTGCAGTCCTTCTGTCACGTCTTTCACGTAGGTTTTGGTGATGGAGCGGTCCACCGCCCATTTGTGCCCGAACAGGATCGCATCCATGACGATATCGAGCGTGCGCACGCGGGTAACGAACGACCACTTGGCGTCCGTCGACAATGTGCGGTTGCCCCACAAGCGGTAGCCGCCATCGCGGATGATCGTTGTGATAAACGCATTGTTCAAAAGATTGGCCCGGCAGGTTTCATCACCATCCAGAAATTCAACCGGGCGCGCGGTACCGATCACATTCAAAAATTCCTTGTTCGACGGCGATGCCCAGAAGCCGTATTCCTTGTCGGTTCTGGCAAACAGTCCGGCGACATAAGGCGATGCGGGCATGACGATCTCGGCGGAGGTTGTTTCGTCCCAAACCTTCAGCGCGGGGTCAACCATATAAATACGCTTGGAGCCGAAATTCTCCGCGTAGTCGATAGCGTCATCGTCGGTGGTGTTCGGTCCGTCCACGATGGCGATCGCGCGCAGTTTCGCCGCCAGCGTGTCCATTGCAGCGGCTACGGCTTGCGTGCTGGAATGCCCGGGTGCCACAATCAGGCGCGGTTGCGCATTGAATTTGCTCTTGCCATCCAGCAGCGCTTGCAGCCCGGTGCGTACACCGCCCAAGGTCACGCCGCCGATAATGGCGCTGGTGGTGGCTGCGGAGTCAACGCCTTGCTGCACGCCGACCGCAACGACCACGGCCGCCGATTGATCGAAAATCCCCTTGGCGGCCTTGGTGATCGCCGCACTTGCG